CTTTTCGGTGTCCCCGCCATCTGAGGTATCAAATCCGCTTCCTTCAAAAACTTCTTCGTCCTTAAACTCATATCCACAATGGTTGCAAGTTGGCATATTTAACTCTCCGCCCCAAAATTTATAACCAACAACTCTACCGGAATTACTTTCTTTTTCGGCAAGGGCATTTATATTGTCTGCACCACAAGTACAGCCTAAATGCTGGTAATTGTTATCGTTTGTTGCACAATTAATTTTATGTTCTTCCATCTTATTCACCTTTTATGTTTGTTATAAATTCGTTTTCCACTACCGTAATCCGGTAAGTTGCGACTCCGTTAGGCAGAAAGCCCGTCGTCTTTTATTGTTTCCGGCTCATATTCGTTTAATAAATCCTTCGCCAAATTTTTCCATTGTTGTCCCCACGCTCTAATATCCTCACATTGTTTACGCAACGATTCATAATTGTCTTCAATATCATAAATGTAGTTTCTTAATGCGGTGTCAATATCACTTTCCGCTTCCTTATAATCCTCTCTCCCAATATCTTTCATCGCCCCTTCTAAATCTTGTATTGCCCATTTTATTTCCTTTATAAATTTGTCTATTCTTGGGCAAGTTTCTTCTGGTTGTTTAGTAAGTCCAAGTTTTTCTTCACTTGTTTTGGGCTTCTGCCTAACAAGCAAATCAACTTTGACTTCGCTATCATTTGTTGCAACCATTATTTACACCTTAATTTTGTTTTTTAGTAATAGAAACATTTTGCTTTATTACCGCTCGCAAGTTATTTGCAACCCGTTATGTTGCCTTGCCCTCAGTAATTCGCCGATCAGTTTATTGCATTCCTCATAAGTCAACATTGCTATGTGCGCTCGTTCGGGTTTTATGTTTATTATATCAGCCATAAATTTATATGCTTGTCGCCTGTGCATCTTCCTGTTTTCGCCCCTCCATAACTGGTCAAATAAACTATGTGTTTCTTTTCTTTTATTTCTCAGTCTACTGTCAGCTAATGTTCCAAGTGGTTTAGTCTTTCCGTGGTGTGTTCCGACAAACGCATCGCATTTAGGATAATTCTCACATATATAAACGTTTCCGTAACTCCGCCCATAAATTATAGATGAGTCCTTCAATTCTATTTTACCACCACAATACGGGCAAGGCAACATAACAAGCGGCTCAAATCCGACAGCCTTATTTTTTTCTTCTATTTCAGTTTTATCATTCATCCAAAATTCACTTATATTTCCTCAAATTTTATTTCTATCTCCCCGGCAATAATATCATCCGGTTTATTTTCACAAACTAAAATCATTCCGTCGTCTTCTGTCATGTATATATCAAAGTCTTTGTTCTTTTCAAAGACGTAAGCTGATATAAGCTCTTGTACGCCGTCTGTGAATAGTAGCTCAGGATTTGAGCAAATAATTTTATATTTCATTTGTCTACCTCTATTAGCTCTTTAATGTATTCCACGATTTTGTCAAAGAGATTTTCAATCGACCGTGAAGTGTATATTATTTGTCTTACCCGGAGTTGGATTTTTTTCTCATCAATTTTGGGAGATTTTTTAGTTGATTTATCTTTCATTCCATACTCCTCACTAACTAAATATTTATTCGTGACGTGTGTTAATGGCTTATGCCCCGCTGTTTCTTGTTCGGCTACTTTTTCTCTAACCATAATATCTTTTGGTTTCATTTCTTCCTCCAAATCTTTAATTTGTATTTTTCTTGTTCATCTCATCTTGGTTCATTATAAATGCACCGATTAAGCCCAATATCTTTTTTAAGTTGTGAAATATTTTATGACAGTCCCCGTATTACATTAAAATGGCATCTCCCTTTGTTCGTTTTTAACCATACTCTCATTTGCAATCAGACTGTTTTTGAATTTTGTTTCCTCTTTCTCGAAAATTAAATTGACAGTACCAGTTGCGCCCGAACGATGTTTACCAATAATTATTTCCGCAACCCTTTCAAGATCGTTTCCCTGTCCGTCTCTTATCATGCCATAAACCGCAGGTCGATAAATAAACATAACCACGTCTGCATCTTGCTCAATTGCTCCAGATTCCCTCAAATCTGATAACATTGGACGTTTATCATTTCTCGACTCTAAACTCCGATTTAATTGCGATAAGACAAGAACCGGAATATTCAGCTCTTTTGCTAAATTTTTTAATGACTGAGAAATGGTGCTGATTTCTCTTTCTCTACTTTCCGCTTTAGCTCTCATTAACTGCAAATAGTCCACAACCACAAATTGAATATCTTTTTCTATTTTTAATTTTCTTGCTTTGCTTCTCAGTTCAATAGGGGTAAGTGCCGGAGTGTCATCGATATAAAGATTTAATTTAGAGATCGAATTAACCGCCGACGTTATCCTGCTCGAATTGTAAGTATGAAACGTGCCAGTGAATAAAGACATACTGCTTATCCCTGAATTACTAGAAATCAATCTCCCTGATAATTGTGTTTCTGACATTTCAAGAGAGAAAAAAGCTACTGGTTTATTCTTTGAAATATTTTCTGCTATATTCAGGGCTAGTGATGTTTTCCCCATTGAAGGTCGGGCAGCCAACACAATCAAATCTGTTTTTGCAAATCCACCCAATAACATATCAAGATCGATATAGCCAGTTGGAATTCTTTGTTCACTGAATCCATGCTTTTTAGCGTTATCAATTATGGTTAATGTTTCTTCTACAATATCCCTTATTGGTTTATATTTCTTTCGGTAAGCATTCTGAGAAATCTTAAAAATCTGAGTCTCAATATTCTCCATGAGTTCAAACACGTCAGGGTTATTGTCGGATTTTATTTCCTCAGCTAACTCATATAATTGCCTTAGTGCATGTTTTTCAAAAATAATTTTAGAATATTTTTCAACTTGTCCCGATGTTACTGTGAGAACATCCTCACACAATTTGCTGATATAAGCAGGAGAAACCTGTTTATTAAGTTTATCATAAACAGATACAATGTCAATATGTTCATTATGAGAATACAAATCCAAAATCGTTTTATAAATAACTTGGTTCTGAGTATCTAAAAACATTTCCGGTTTTACTAAATCAGCTTCTAATATTTTGCTGGAATCTGCTAAGATGCAACCTAAAAATAATTTCTCATGACTGTTTTCGGATATATCCATCGCCTATAAACTCGTAATTATTAAGAAGTTTTGTTTTTCTGATTTCAGGGGTGACAATACCTATTTCTGCATATACCTCTTCAATCGTTAATTTACTTTTTTGTGTTGTTTCTTTCTTTTCATCCCATTTCAAAATTGTTAAGTAATGAGATTTATATTTATATCCCTTTCGTGCGATTGCTTCTGATAAATTTTCTATATGCCATTCATATTTATCTTTGTATTTATCTTTTAGCTTTTGATTTTCCTCATCAGTTAGAAGAACATTTTTGAATTCTCCATATATATGTTTCTTTTTCTTTTCTTTTTCTTTTTCCTTTTCCTTTGTGGCATTTTCGCAAGAATCTACGCCATTTATTCCGACATTTATTGTATTTTCGTAGGAATCAACCTTTATTAACAAAAATCTACTGTCAAATTTCACCTCTTTCTTTTTCTTTGCAGCATCAAAATATCTTTCTTGTATCCCCGAAGATGTTAATATCTCATATTTTTCATGCAAACTTTTATCGAATATATTCCTACTTAAACATGCCTTTATGCAGTCTGAAATAATTTCTAAATCTAAAGAAACTCTTTTTTTTATCATCACATAAAGATCGTGGTTATCTTCAATAAAGTAACCGTTATTTTTATAAATGAGTTGCCATGTGGTTATTAAAACCGATAAACCATTAGACTCTTTTTCCGTCAAATACATTTCAACATTATCATTAAAATCTACATCCAACGGAAAATAATCTATTCCTTGTTTTGTAGGTCTTCCCATGCCATTATCCAATACGTCCATTTTTTCTATCAATCATAAAAATTTATAGAAAGCCCTTGCTTCAAATTACTGGCTAAGTTCAGGAACCTATGGTAGGTTTTGAACAGCAATTTTTCACAAGGGCAATTTTGATTTTCTGTTTTCATTTAGTTCCTTAAACTTAGCACTCCAAACATACAAAATTTATCTTTGGATTGCAAATTTTATTTTATATCACACATCAAACATCCGAGCCATTTCAGTAGCTCTGTTTTTGTACGTAAGTAAAAATTATTCCTGTAAACAACATGGAGTTTCCTGAAAAGAAATTTTGTTATCACAAAGTTGTACTGAAATTGCTTTCTTTCTGCTTCATAGATTTGACTATTGCCAACATCTCAGCAGACACTTCCGGTCATACCAACCGTGCTTAAATTTTGTTTTTGCAACCCGAACTTCTTAATGTTCTTTGCGGCGAGTAAGTCCCTTTGATGGGTTGTTCCGCAATGTTCGCAAGTCCATTCTCTGTCGGAAAGTTTTAGATTGTTGTTCAACTCTCCGCATTCACAAAGTTTGCTCGATGGCTCGAATCTTCCTATCTCCAGATAATTCTTGCCCTGCTCAACCAATTTATAATTTAAGATTCGATAGAATGCGCCCAATCCTAAATCTGCTATTGATTGTGCAAGATGATGATTCTTTAACATACCCGCTACATTTAGATTCTCCACAATAACCGTGTCCCACTCATTGACTATCTGAGTAGTTGTTTTGTGGATAAAATCCATTCGCTGATTTGATATTTTTTCGTGTAATCTTGCAACTCTTAAAAATGCTTTCCTTCTATTCGCTGATCCTTTCTGTTTTTTTGATGCTCTCCTCTGTAAAATTTTTAATCTTTGTAATGATGATTTAAGATGTTTGGGATTCTCTATTTCTCTACCATCCGATAATGTTGCAAATGTTTTTATCCCTACATCAACCCCCACTGCCGTTTTCTCTCTAATCGGTTTCTGTTTTACTTTTATATCTTTTTGTTCAACAGTGAGACTAATGAAAAATTTGTTCGTTGGTGTTTTGCTAATAACTGCCGTCTTAATTGTCCCATCAAACCTTCTGCTTATCCTGGATTTTATCCACAATAGTTTATTGACAGATATTTTATTATTCTCAAAATCTATTTTTGTATTCTGCGGGAAGCTGATTGTCTGTTTGCCTCTTTTCTTGCTCTTAAAATTTGGGAACCCCTTTTTCTGCTTAAAGAATCTCGTGAATGCTTTCTCCATATTCACGATGGACGCTTGCAAACTTTGTGCTACTGAAAGATTCAGCCATTCATATTCTTCCTTCTTCTTTAGTTTTGCCAATTCTTTCATAAGAGTGAATGCGGAGAGTTTCTTTTTATCTTTTTGGTATGCTTCTATTCGCCTGTTCAATGCCCAATTGTAAACGAACCTTGCGTTCCCCAACATCTGGTTGAGAAGTTCGGTTTGCTTCTTGTTAGGATAGATTCTGTATTTATAGCCCTTCATCATATCACAAACATACTAATAATTATTTTCTAAACAAAATTTATTTCTCTATAACTCCCGCAATTCAGTACAACTAAGGCATCAACCCGACCTCGAAGACTCGGCGGGTTATGCCCGATGCGTTATGCCGCCGCAAATGTTTTAATAGCATCTTCTTTTCTGTAAGGCTTGAATCCACGCTTCTCAATTAGATGTTTATAAAATCTCTTATTCCAAATTTCTCTTATCAGCAATGGTTTTTTATCTCGCCTGCAAGCATATTCAAACCACTCAAAGACATCTTCAAGATGTCCATTACCTTTTTTATCATTTACAAAAGAAAGTATCTCATATCCCAAAGGTGTGCATCGCCACTGTCCGGTAACAGTTCCCACTCGATAAAGTAGCCACGGGATGAAGGGGAAAGAGTCGTTGTTCTCTAACCTATCCAAAGTATGTTTCAGAATATTATCTATCTTCCACTCCGCAACTTCAAAAATTAAATTGTGCTTTGTTCGGGGCGGCGGCATAACACCGCAATCAACACGACAACTTTCGTTATCGGTTGATTTCTGTTTTTTCTTTTTAATTTTAGTTTTCATTTCAATCCATATTGATTTATAAAAGTCGTTGCGTGTTATTGCACATCACGTTATATTTTTTTTGCTTGCCTCTTGACTTTCTCAATACGTTTGACTACATTGTAGTTGTATTTATTAACAACTTAATAGGAGTTCAAAATGGATAATTTAGAAGGTCTTTGCAAAGCGAAATCTT